CAAAACCGACCTCGGCCTTGGCCTCGCGCTGACCGCGCACAAACGCTCCCTGATTTTGCGCCGCATTAACAAGGATGCGTTGAAGCTCGTGGAACGGGTCGCGGAAATCGTCGGCCACCGCTCTGGCTATAATGGCCAGTTGCAGCGTTGGAAGTTGGACGATCGAACAATCGCATTTTCGGGCTGCGAACACGAGGATGACAAACAGCGCTTCAAGGGCGATCCCTACGACCTCATCTATTTCGACGAAGGCACCGATTTTCTTGCCTCGCAGTATCGCTTCATCATCGGATGGAATCGATCCTCCGACGAGACCCAGCGCTGCCGTGTCGTGGTCGGATCGAATCCGCCGACGACCGCCGAAGGACTTTGGGTGATCAGGCACTGGTCGCCCTGGCTCGACCCGATGCATCCGCATCCGGCGCAGCCTGGCGAGCTGCGCTGGTTCACCACAGGACCCGACGGCGGGGACATCGAAGTCGCCAGCTGTGGTCCCCATCTGATTAACGGCGAGCGCGTGTTGGCGCGCTCGCGCACCTATATTCCGGCCCGGCTTGCGGACAACCCCGATCTGCACCGCACGGGCTACGCCGCGGTGCTCGCCGGCCTGCCGGAAGAGCTGCGACGGGCCTACCGCGACGGCAATTTCGCCGCTGGGCTGAAGGATGATGATTTCCAGGTTATTCCCACTGCGTGGATCGAGGCGGCACAGCGGCGCTGGCGCTCCGACGCCGGGCGCGGCATCGCCATGACGGCGATCGGTATCGACGTGGCGCAGGGCGGAGCCGATTTCACGGTACTCGCCGCCCGGCACAGCGGCTGGTACGCCCCGCTCGTTCGCAAGGCCGGGCACGAGACGCGCGATGGCAGCGCCGTCGCGGCAGCGGTTGTCGCGCTGCGGCGCGACCGTTGCGTGGTCGTCGTCGACGTGGATGGCGGCTGGGGCGGCGACACCATTTCGCGCCTCAAAGATAACGGCATTCGGGTAGTCGGCTTCAGGGGTGCCAGCGCCTCCAACGCAAGAACCCGCGACCGCCAGCTCACCTTCTATAACAGGCGCGCCGAAGCTTGGTGGCGCATGCGCGAGGAACTCGACCCCAACCAGAACGGCGGCTCAGTGCTCGCGCTGCCGACAGATGCCTCCGTGAAGGCCGACCTGGCGGCGCCACGCTGGGAGCTCACCGCACGCGGCATCAAGATCGAAGACAAGAACGAGATCCGCAAGCGACTCGGCCGGTCTCCCGACGAGGGTGACGCCATCGTGATGTGTCTTTCGGAAGGTGCGCGGGCTGCGGCGGTGGCGCTGCGGCGCGAGGCACGGGCAGAGCACGCGAACGTCGGCTACGCGCATTTGAAGGAGAAGAGATGATAATCGCCATTGCGGTTCGTCACCGCTAAATATGCGGAGTATGCAATGTCAGAAACGACAACTGGTCCGCCCCGCCACCGGACGTCGCATTCGCCATGGCCGCTTGAGGAGCTGGTGCGAGCGCAACGCATGGCCTGCGAAGGTTATAATCTCGAGACCATCGCAAAAGCGCTCGGCCGGTCCGGCGAAGAGGTCCGCCGCAGACTCGATCCGGAACCGGCGCCGGGCCGTCCAGAATTTGCAAGCGTCGGATATCGGCATCTCAAATACCGGTAATGCGGACAGATGTCAGAGCTCAGATGTCGGATGAGCTGAGAATTGTCCGACCGCTGACGGTTGACCTGCGATCTCTGACATCCGAGATCTGACATCTGACGTCCGACCTCCAGACGGAGGATTTCCATGACCAAAGCAAAGCACGACCGGCTACTTGTGGCCCTGATCGCAAAGCTGCCCACAGAGACCACGCCATGGCCCCGCGCCGATCGGATCGTGTGGCTGCAGATGATGGCATTGGCCTTCGACGTGGTCTATGGGCCATGCAGCGGAGTGCGGATCGGGCCCGCGGAGGCAGGCGGCGGCAGAGCGGATCAAACAGCAACCGCTCCGCCTCACGTACCCGAAGCTGCGCCCCTGCGCACACCGCAACGGTTTTACGTGGATCGTGACGGGTTTGCCATGGGCGACGGCAGGCCAGTCGCCATGGAGGACCTGCCGGTGGACGCGACCCTGTGGGATGAGCGCACCGGCGTCGAATGTGGCGACGTGGCCGCGATCCTGTGGCGCGACATCGGCACCTCCCGCCGCAGCCTGCCGCCGGGCGTAACCCTTAAGCCCATATTTGACGCATCATAGCGGCACCCAAACCAATGAGAATTTGCAACTATGGAGATGCCCTTTGAGCTCACTCTTCAAGTCCCCGACCATCAATATCCCGCCCCCGCCGGCCCCGCCCGCGCTGCTGCCGCCCCCACCCATGCCGGATCCGTTCAATCCGTCCGCCATGGAAGCGGCCAAGGCTCAGGCCGCGGCGCGAGCAGGGCGTTCGTCCACAATTCTCACAACCGCCGCCAATCGCGGCGTGCAGCCGGCAGCCGGCAACGCGGGCGTACCCTATAGCGGAAGATCATTGGGTGGCGGCTGAGGCTGCCGTGAGGCCGCGGGCGAGATCCCGCTTTTCCTTCGAAAAACAGGGATGACTGCAGCATGAAAACCCGCGTTCAGGAGCTGTTGCAGATCGGTGATCAGCTCTACTCCAGGCGGTTTCCGCTGCTGACACTGTGGCAAAGCTTCGCCGAGAATTTCTACCCGATCCGCGCCGACATGACGCGTGCGCGTTACATCTCTGAAGAATTTGCCTCCTATCTCATGACCGGCCGGCCAGTGCTGGCGCACCGCGAGCTTTCCAATGCGCTGTCGTCGATCCTGCGGCCGCGCGGAATGCAATGGTTCCAGCTAAGAACCGCCATCGAATCGGTTAACGAGGACCATGCATGCAAGCAATGGTTCGATCGTGCCGGCGCTACGATGCGCCGTGTGATGTATGACCGCGCCTCGCAATTCACCCGCGCCACCAAGGAGGGCGATGCCGATTACATTCTGTTCGGGCAATGCGTGATCGAACCGAGGCTGAATACGCAGCGCACCGGCATGCTCTATCGCACCTGGCATCTGCGGGATTGCGTCTGGGCCGAGAATGCCGACCTGGTCATCGATCAGTTTCACCGCAAGTGGAAGCTGGATGCCCGGGCCCTGTGCAAGCTCTATCCTGATACGGTCGCACCCGACGTAAAAACCAAGGCTGAAAAGGACCCTTTTGTCGAGATCAATTGTCGTGTGATTGTGCTGCCGGCGGACGAATACGACTGGTACGGCAATGAGGGGAAGCGACCTACCGCAATCGTGGCCCGAACGCGTTTGTCCAGATCGTGATTGACGAGGATCATCAGACCATCCTGGAGGAAACACCTCGGCCTGATCTCGGCTACGTCATCCCACGCTGGATCACCATCGGCGGCTTCTCCCAATATGCCTATTCGCCGACCGCCATTGTGGCGTTGCCGGATGCTCGCATGCTCCAGCAGATGACCCTTACACTGATCGAGATCGGGCAGAAGATCGTTGATCCGCCGATGATCGCCGTCGGCGACGCCATCCAGGGCGGCACCAATCTCTATGCCGGCGCTATTAACTGGGTAGACCCCGACTACGACGAGCGCACCGGTGAAGTGCTGCGGCCGATCACGCTCAACGGCGAGGGGCTGCAATGGGGCACCGAATATGAAGACAAGATCGAACGCGTCATAAATGAGGCCTTCTTCCTCAATGTGCTGAACCTGCCGGAATTCGACGGCAAGGCGATGACCGCCTACGAAGTTTCCGAACGCATGAAGGAATATATCCGCCGGGCGACGCCTTTGTTTGAGCCGATGGACCTTGAGTACAATGGCCGGCTGTGCCAGGCAACATTCGACATGCTTGACCGCGCTGGTGCGTTCGGCTCTCACCTCGACCGCCCGCCACCGCTGCGCGGCCAGAAGATCGAGTTCAAGTTCGCCAATCCGTTGGTGCAGGCAGAGGCTGAGACGAAGGTCGTAAGCTTTACTAAAATGGCGCAGGTGCTGGGGGCGGCGATGCAGTTCGACCCTTCTGTGCGCGCTGATGTCAATTTCGACAAGGCTTTCCGGGGTGTCTACGAAGGTACGGGCGCTCCGGCCGAGTGGCTGGAGGACCAGGACAAAGCCGATGCCATCAAGGCGCAGGCCCGTGCTCAACAAGCGGCTGCCCAGCAAGCGGCCGACCTCGGGCATGTCAGTGAGCACGCCGGCAAGGCAGCAACCGCGGTAAAGAACGTCGGCGAAATGGCGTCATCGCTGCAGCACGCAGGCTTGGTGTGAGGTGGCGATGAAACCCGCACGCCCGAAATCTCAGCCCGATCGCCCGTGGCAAATGCCATCGATCAAGGACGCAGATATTTTCGCGCTCCAGGCCGTTGCCAAGGGAGCCGCCAACAATGTGCAACAGCAGCGCGCCTACGAATACGTGGTGCGCACCTTGTGCGAGACCGACCGCATGACGTTCTGGCCGGGCGGCGAAGACGGCAGGCGCGCCACCGATTTCGCCGAAGGCAAACGCTGGGTGGGCCTGCAACTGCGGCGCATCGAGAAAATGCGCCCGAATCACCGAAACGAGTCGGGCGAGATCTCCTGAAAGTCCCAACTGCCGAACACCGGCAACGTGCACGGCCTGCATTCGCAAGCGCCGCCGTGCCCGCTCGAAACGAATAAAGGCGTGTCATGCAATACTCTCCCTATCAACCATTGCGGAAATATACTTTGCCGCTATTCGATCCCCTCAGCACCACGGCGGCGACGCTCGCTACACTTGGTGTCGGCATTTCGGCGGCGAACACCGTCGCGGGTGGCGATTACGCGGCACAGGCCGGCCGCATGAAACAGGCCGAGGCCAATTTTGAGGCCGACCAGGATGTCGCCAATGCTGCCGGCGAAACCGCTGCCGCCCAACGTCAAGCGCTCGATCTCAACCAAAAGGCAAACCTGCTGCGCTCCTCCGCGGTCGCTGATGCAGCCGCCGGCGGCATCAACTCGGGCGCCGGCAGCGCCCTCACCAATCAAGCGCAGATCGAGGCCCGCGGCCGTTACCAAGCCGACATGGACTTGTGGTCCGGTCAAAATCAAGCCAGCGGCCTGATGAACCGGGCTGGCGCCAAACGATACACCGGTGAACTGGATGTGCTTGCCGGGGAAGAGGCGCAGCGTGCCTCCAAGCTCAACGCGCTCGCAACCATTGCAGGGGGCGGCGCGTCGTTCATGCGGATGTATGGCGGCAAGGGCATGTTCTGATACGGCGCATAACTTCGACCGAGCCGGCCAGATGACTTTGGAACCGGCGAAATTTCGCAGCGTGCCATCGAGTTAGCGAGTCGGATGCATGCCCACCATTCCTACCCCCGAAGAGTTCGGTAGCCTGTTGCATATACCGGGCTCGCGCCCGATCGGCAGTTATGATGTGTCGCCCTACGCGCGCGGCGCCCAGCAGATCGCTGACGCCGGCACGCGATTCGGCCAGGCGGTCGAGGATATAGGGAAGGCGACCTACAAGATCGGCCTGCAACACGCTATGACGGAGGCCGTCAACGCGAATGCTTTTATCCATGGCCGATTGATCGAAGCTCGCTCGCGCTACCGGAACGATCCCGACCATGCAACGCTTGAGCAACGTTGGAACGAAGAAGCTGGTAAAATCGTCGAGGACGGGCTTTCCCAAATTTCAAACGAAAGTTTGCGGGAGCATGTGCGCAGCAATCTCGCGGCGCCGCTCGCACAGGAAAGCGCCGCGATCCAAAATCAGGCATTCCGCGGCGCCGCTAATGCCCATGCAGCCAGCCGCGCCAGATATTTGCGCAACTTGGTAGCGCATATCACCCTCAATCCGAACGACAGCCTGATTGCCGGCGGCGTCGATTCCCTGCATGCGACAATCGATGATGCTGTTTCACGAGGGTTTCTCACCCCAGAGCAGGCCTGGGAGGAGAAGCGACGCTGTGCGCTCGCGCTTTGCTCCGGACAATATGCACGGATGAGCCGGGTTGATCCCGAGCGAGCCATCCGGGAACTTGAGTTGTCCGAGGCCGGTCACCCATTGCTTGCAGAGCTTCCTCAACAGTTGAAGGATTCGTTGATCCGGCAAGCGCGGGAACAGCAGGAAAACAACCTTAAGGATGCAGAGCATGCTGCGTTACGCCATCAGCAGGAAATTCGGCACGCATCCGATCAGGCCGAAAGCGAGATCGTCAGTAATTTGTTGGGCGAGAAGCCCACGCTTACGAGAGCTGACATTGCCGATAACCAAACGCTTACACAAAGGGCGAAGACCTACATGCTCGCCCTTGAGGATCGCATAGAGAATCCAGATCCAGAAGCGGTGATATCCAGCGCCGCGGCACGACGGTTGCTCGATCGCATCCGCTTGCCAGACAACGACAGGAGCAAAGTCGTCAATCTCGATCCGATTTATGATGCGTACATTAATGGGAATCTCAGCAAGGACGATTTCAATTTTGTGCGCAAGGAATTTTTTGCAAAACAGGCTCCCGAGGGCGATCTCCTTTTTGCACACAAACAGGCGTTCCTCGGAAGCATTGCGCATGTAATCGACCGATCTGACCCGCTGATCGGAGAAATCGATCAGCTCGGTCGGTCAAAAATGTATCTCCTGGAGCGGGATATCGACAGGAAAGTAGATCAATATCGTAAGAGCGGCAAAGACCCCTTCGATCTTTTCGATCGATCAAAGGCGGACTATGTCGGCAAACCGGGGTCGCTGGAGCGCTATCAGACCACATTGCAGGAAGCGTTGGAAGACAATGCACGCCAACAGCGCGCCGCAGCCGCCTCGGTTGGTACATCTCAGTCCGTTCCGCAACGCGTCAGCGGCGAAACGCCGTCCGATTACCTCAGGCGAGCAAACATGGCTCTGCCAGACGTCAACGTTGATGTTCCACGTTCAAGGTGATTGATCATGCCGACCAGGATCGAACTGTTGAAACAGGCCGGCTTTTCCGACGACGAGATCGGTTATTGGGCAACGACCGAACGGAAGCGAATGCAGGAAGCGGGATTTACGAATGGCGAGATCGACGACGAGTTCGGCGTCACACGGCCCCCAAACGAAGTTCCGGCGGCGTTCATCGAGCGCCTGAAGCAGGGCTGGCTTTATCGCGTCGTTGGCACCGCGGGAGAATACGCGAGGAACTATTTCGGCGATGAACCATTGGGATTTTCGCCGGAAAATCAGCTGCGGCTGGGCAAGTTTGGGATTGCAGGGGATCTCGCCGCTGCAGCGGGAGGACCGGTCGACGCTCTATTGAGGTCGGTACCGGCCGGAATTGCAGGCGTTGGCGCCGGATTAGGGCAGCTGTACGAGGAAGGCCGTAATGCAGCTCTGGGACCCGACCCATATGCCAAAGGCAAGGCCGCCCGTGATTTTGCGCAACTCGCGCAAATTGCTGCACTCCTCTCCGGCGCCAACGGGCCGACGCCGGGGTTGAGGCGCACGCCCGTCCCCAAAAGCGCAAATGGACCTGTCATTGAACTGCCGCGAACCGAGGATTTCCGCAGCGCCGCTGCCAGTATCTCCGCAACCTCAGCCAGCTTCCAAACCGAGCAGAAGCTGCTCCGGCTTTGGACGGAGTACGGCATTCATCCGACGGAGGTTGCCGACGACGCGTTGAAGGACCACTCCATCGCGGATACCATGATGTCGGATCCTGTCAGTATTCCCGAAGTCTATGTGGGCGCCAATCGGGCGGGCAAAGCGGCGAGCCCACAGGCGAGCGCACCTTCACAAGCCGTCGAGCCTGGTCAATCAGAACAAAATCATTTACCAGGGCCGCAGCCTGAGCGCGATGCCATGGCAGCAACCGTGTCGGCAAATGGCAGAACCGCTCCGACGGACGCCGAAGTTGATCCTTTTCCAAGTCTCAGTGCTGCCAAAACCAACCGCATCACATCGGCAAGTGAAACTACCTACATGTATGACCCGCCGAGCAAAACGCAGCGGCCGTTCACTGATGACTATCCCAACGAGGCTCGGACCGATGCCCAGGGACGACTTCTCGAGGATATCGAAGGACGCCCGCTCGGCGCCGCATTCATCGCTGGGCGAAGATTTTCAGGTGAAGCTGACCAACCGCTATCGCCTGCAGATATTAGAGCAGCAATAAAACGGGTAAAACTGCGTTTTTCAACAGTACCTGGGATTTGGCTTCGACCCGATGTCAGCGGAATATATATTCCTCCCAATCCAGGGACCAGAAGAACGGGTGATATCTTCATAAACAAAGATCTACCGGACCAGGAACTAACGATGGCGCATGAATTCAGTCATGCCATGGATTATCTTGTTGGCAACTTGTCACAGAAACTAACCCCCGCCGAGGTAAGCGAACTTCGCGACGTCTATAGCGCTTTAAGAACTGGCTCGGAGGACCCTCCCTATCGTCGGCAGCCAGAGAATTTCAATTATTTCGGTAATGAGGTGAAGGATGAGCTCCTCGCCGAGGGCATGCGAGCCTATATGACTAATCCAAACTATTTCAAGACAATAGCACCGAAGACTGCGGCCAAGATTCGCGCGGCTGTTAATGATCATCCGCGTTTAAAGAGAGCCATACAGTTCAATTCCTTAGGCGCTGCTGGCCTGATCGGCGCTGGCGCTGACGATCGAGATGAAGGTCGCCGATAAATCAATAGGCTCGTGGTCCTGTTCATAATCCTCCACAAACCAGAACGGAGTCTCAAATCATGCCTGCACTCACGCAAGATAACGTCCTGCTCTGGCTTCACGGCCGCCGCCTCGGGCTCGTCGGCGACGGCAGTTTCAGCGCTTCGTCAGGACTCATGGTTGATAACCAGCTGGTCGGTTCCAAGCGTGGACCGGTTGTGTCCCAGCTTGCGGTGGGCAACAACGGCGTCGGCAACGTCTCATTTGCTGCTGCGGTGGACGGCGATGTTGTGCTATTCGCACTCGACCTCACGACGCCCGCCAATGTGACGTCAAGTTTCGAAGCCGTCATTTCAACCGCTGGTCAGATTCGGCAGACTTCGGGAGCAAACCTCAGCGCGAAGAACATCTTTTTTCAGATAGCGCCGGCATCATGAGGGTTGGGGAGCCTACCATGCACCGCTATCGCGAATTTGGGTTGGTCAGCGAACAGGACGAGGTCTTGCGGCGCGCCTTTCGCGACGGTTTCAAGCGCGCGGGCCTGTCGTTTGCACAGTTTTTGGACTGTCTTGCGTGGTATCGCGACCACGCCCGGGCGGCGGTCGATGAAGCGCAGCTTGCCGACGCATTTGCGCAATTCACGGCCGACAAACGGTGGCCGGTGGCGCAACGAGACGGTGCCTTCGATCTTTACCGAACCATCCGCGATACCGGCCCCGCAGCCGTGACACAAACGCCGCGCCCGGACGAGGACCGCGCGCTCCTCGCGCGCGCCGATGAATTGCTGCGCTGCGAGCCGGCGCGGTACTGGGGCGATATCGAGCTGCAAGATGCCGCCTTTGAGGCACACGAGCGGCTCGACGGCCTTGCGTTAACGGAAGACACCGTCCGGACGCCGCAGAAAGCAAGCCAGGATCGGCAAAGAATCGACGAAATCGAGACATTACTTCGCGATCCGAGCGGCGACGGGCAACGCCGTTATTGGACGGACGTTGGGCTGCGCACGGACTATGCCGACGCGCTGGCGCGGTTGCATGGCGGCATGGAGGGTGTGGACGGCGAAAGCGCAGCATCGTCTTCAGCCATGCCAGCCGATATCCACACGGCGCAGTCAACTGCCTGATACGGAAATCATCGTAGGGGCGAAACGGTTGCGCCTTTGGCGAACGCGCGTTCATTTCGCCGTCTCATCGCAAGATCACGCGGCATCGATCCCAAGCGCCGGATCGCGGGCCGCCATTTCCCTGGCGCGACAGGACATACTTATGACGCAGGTGACCCAGGAGGCAACACGGGCCAAGCGTAAAACACAAGCAGCGCCCCCCATTCCATCGGTGGCCGCGCCGACACCGAAACCGGCAGCGGAATCCGAGGTCGCCGCACAATCACCGGGGCCGGTGCCTCCGATTCCACAGAGTGCCATGCAGGATGCCGCATTTGCCCGTAACTGGTGGCGAGTCGTGATTGATGGAGAACGCACGCCCTATCATAGCGTGCTAACCGACGTGACCGTGTGGGGTCCGAATGAAGCAAAACTGCGCACCGGCGATCTTGTCGAAGTGCTGGACGAGCAGTCGACGCTGTTCGCACTGCTCTATCTGGTCGAGCACGTTCCGGCAAAATTCATCCGCTTTGCCGAGCTGATCAAGGCGCCGCTCGGCGGCCTCGCAATCGGTCGGATCAAGGCGCGGGGAAACTATTACGCCCAATGGCGTGGCCCAGCCAAGCGGTGGTGCATCATCGGGCCGACCGGAACGTTGGTGCGCGACGGCATCCTGAGCAAGGAAGAGGCGGAACGCGACGTAACGACGCGCAACATGCCGACCAGCATGGCATTCGTCAGCCACCCGCGCATGTGAGCGCCGCGCCTGTTCCGACGGCTGTGCGCCCGTCACCGGTCGCGCTACGGGTTCAGGCGCGGCCGAGATGCAAATAGACGAGGTCATCAATGCAAAACAATCGTTTCGCGCCCACGCCGCACTTTGCAATGGCGCCCGAGGGCGAAGTGGGCGCCGCAGGCAAAGGCATTGCCTCCGGGGCTCCCGAGCTTGGGGGCGGCGGCCCGCAAGGCGCCGCTGCGGCCGGCGCTGGAGGCACAATCCCCGGTGGGACGCGCGCCGATGCGGCGGTGGTTGTCGAATCGCAAGCAAAGAGCGCGGCGTCAACACTGAGAAACGCACCCTCGGCGTCCGAGCCGGCTGCCAAGACCTTTCCGGAATCCTGGCGTGAGGACTTGGCTGGCGGCGACAAGGCGTTCCGCAAAACGCTCGATCGGTTCGAAAGCCCGGTAGCACTTGCCAAGGCCTACAAGGAACTGACTGCAAGGCTCTCCTCGGGCGACCTGAAGGCGATGAAACCGCCCCCCGATAATGCGACGTCGGAACAGATTACAGCTTGGCGCACCGAACATGGCCTACCGCAAAGCGCGGCGGCCTACGTGGACGGTTTGCAGCTTGGCGACGGCACGGTGACCGGCGAAGCCGAGAGGGCGCTGCTTGCTTCCTTTGCGGACCAGGCCATGAAGGGCAGATGGACGGCCAATCAATACAACCAGGCGGTCGGCTGGTATTTCGACATGCTGGACCGCTTGGCTGCGCAACGCGACCACGCCGATGCGGCCTTCAAGCAAGAGGCATCTACGGACCTCATGC